GATAGATTGCTCGTATCCACGCCGTTCTTCTGCGCCAATTGTCGATCCAAGGCGGAGTTGATTAAGAGCCTCGTCCTCGATGGTCTGACGAATCTGCTCAGTCTCTGGCGTGGTCGTAGCACCAATTGGCTCAGTAGCCATCTGGCGATACTGCTGACCTAAGCCAACCGCAGTGCGGTAGGAATCGGGATCAATCTGGAAAAGCTGTTGTGAAGCACGCTCTTCGGGTAATTGGACAAAAGACCTAAAGGCAGTTATCTCCTTTAGCCCTTCGGGGCTATCCATCGTGATAGGCTTGAAATTCTTTTGCATATCCTGCGCGCCAGTAACTGCGCTGGTTACGCTCTTTAGGTCATCGTTGAGTTGTTTAATGAATACTTCGGAAGATGTACGCCTAGCATCGCCAGCGGGAAGATCGGCAAGAAGTTTGTTTGCCGCAGTAAGTCGTTCATTGATGCCAGCAATCTGCGTGTTGCCGCGCTCAATTACGCTGTTGAGGCGGGATAGCTTGGAGTTATTGTAATCGTCAACGATCTGCTGATCGGAGACTTGGAAGTTTAGCATTGAGCCAAGATCAGACGATCCGTAGTTACGACCAGCAGAAAGTTGTGATAGGGCTTGGTTAAACTCTGGTCCTGCATTTGGATTTTGCATTCCCATACCTCCAGCAGTTAATGCTTGGATTTGAGAAGCAAGGGAATTTCTGGTATTTTCCTGGCTAGTAACATCAGCAAGCCTTTGCTCGTATGTCTTTTGAAGATTTGCTATTGATTCGTCTTGCTTCTTTTTAATTATTGCATTTGACGCATTGGTTGCTTCAGCAATTGAATTGTATGGATAATCATTTTTTTCCTTATTATATTTGATTATTTGATTGTCATATCCAGTATATTTTTGTCCGTTCCAAGATGCTTGACTTATATTTCCATCGGCATCTACTGAATATCCGTAATACAAACCTGTATTCCTATCAAGAATAGCCATGATTATTTAGTTCCCGTGCTAAAAGTAGGATTTGAAACATTCGTGCCAATCGTGCCATAAAAGTCTACTGGCCCTGGCTGGCGGTTAAACGCAACATTCTGCTCAACCGAGCTATAGGGCGATGTGCCATATAAACGCTCGAACTGCCTAGTCATTTGATCGCCTAATCCACGATTCAGAGCATACGCCTGTGGGCTAGTCTCGTACTGCCTACGGAGCGATTCTAGGGTGCGCTGTGGACCGTATTGACGTTCTAGTTGCATCCCAGCCTGCACGCCTGCTTGCTGGTCTAGGGCTGATAGCTGGCGTTCCAAGCCACGCTGGGCTGGTAGATACTGAATGCGAAGTTTGTTTTCTAGCTCTGCCATAGCCGGAGCTTTTTCAATATAAGTCTCGATATTCTTCTTGTACGCCTCTGCATTAGCCTGTGCGACCGCTGCTGGATCGGGCGGAGGGGGCGGTGCGGGAATAGAAGGTGATCCACCCATGGTGTTAAACCCTAGCCTTTCGCATAAATGTCATATAGTCGTAACTCCTTGGTTTGCCAGAACGATTAAAGGTGATCCGCTCGCGGGGACCGAAGCGTTGCCAAAGCAACAACAGCAAGCAATTCAATGATTTAGCACCCTTTGAGGAGATAGTCAAATCCACAAACACATTCTCACCATCTTCAGTATGCTCATAATGCTTAGGCTCTTGCCCATCCTTTAGACACCTAGCCAAAGCCACGCCTGCTATGCCATCCTTATCCTCTACAATGCCTACCATCCCCTGCTTCTCAAACCAGCCGTACCATTCAGCCAGGTTAGGCCACATGGACTCCGGCACGCCACTCTCCTCAATGTACTCAACAGCCGTCATATCGTCTTTTGCACCTCAATGGTATCGGGGTTGGCGGCTGCGGTAATCTGCCTAACCGCCATCTTGTTTGCCTCAGAGGTAACACTGATGTTGATTAACCGCCACTTCTCGTACTTGCGCAGATCGGAAGCAATGCGTTTCTTGACCGAAGTAGGCAGAACGGCTGGCAGGACAAATGGCAGTACCAAAACGGTGCTGGCAATGTTTAGGTTGGGCTGCACTTCCACATCGCCAACATCGCTGTCCCGCTGGATGGCAATAGTGGCGTTACTAGAAAACGAATCATCAAAGATGATCTCAAAATTGCTACCATGTTTTTGAGCAAATGGATCGCCAAAGTCCATATCGCGGGTACGAACAGACGAGCTAAAATCAAACGTGCCAACGCTTGTCCCGTTGGATTGGATGCCAAAATCCACATAATCTGCTGACGTAGTTTGAGCTGGTGTCTTGTATCCGCTGTACTTGTTAATCTGGCCAGTGGTCAATTTCATCATTAACCGCAAGCCTTCGCTTTGGAAATTGGTCAAGGCAAACTGCATTACCTTCGGTGTCCAAGTTCCCTCAAACGCTCCCAGAATAGTGTTATAGACTAAGATCGTATCGTTAAAGTTATTGGAGGCTGTAGGTACGGCTAGTAGATACCTATTGTCGTAGTAAGCCGCAGTGCTAATGCCAATCTGCGCTGTATTGATTTCTTGGATTACATCCTTAACGACTTCCGAGATAGGCAAGCCGACTGAGGTAAAGTCGTCCGACGCAGACCGAATGAGCGACCTAATGCCATCGTCAGACAGAAAGAATATGTCGCTGTTAACCTGGATGGCTGATGCCCCCGCCACGCACCCAATGTTATTGGAAATGATCGATATGGTCCAATCAGCCGCACTGGTCATGTCGGGCGGGATGGTGATTTGGAATATCCTGCGCCGCTTGAATACAATAATACGATTCTCAAAGTAAGGCACAATAGCGGTAATCTCATCACCATCATCGCCGTTAACTACCACGCTGTTTGTCAAATCCCACACGGAAGGATCTAGGATGTCCGAGGCGTAAAGTGTATTGCGGTTTGCACCAGAGCCAACGCCAAACAGCCTGTTGCCAGCATTGATAATCGTCTGTAACCCCTGGGGCGGTGGGCTGGCCGTAGCCGTAGCCGTAGCCCCAGAGCCGTTGCCAATAATCGTAACCGTAGGCGTGTAGCCGTAGCCAGAACCGCCATTTACTACCACCACCCCCGTCACCGCTCCGCCAGCTACGTTGGTAATTAAAGTAGGCAATTCCCCGCCCCAGTTAGGGCCGGTGATAATGGCAGTCGCGCTGGTATACCCAGAGCCTGCGGTTGTGACGGTTATTGCTCTTACCTTACCACCCTGCCGTTGGACAATGTTGCCATCAAAGAAGTGTAAATCGTCATCGGCATCCGCCAAAAACATTTTGTTGTTAAACTGCGCCATAGAAACTTTGGAGGTATAAGCCACAACATAACCATCCGCCCATTTCTCGGCTTCCGCAGCCCACGTCCTATTGACCGCGCTCCAAAGTTCATCAGCAGGATGGAGGTCGGCTGTGCCGTTGGAATCAATCGTGTACAGCCTGCCTTGGGTCACAGTAACCAAATCTTCCGTGCCAGTAGTATCGTAGTAAGCCATCCCGCCGATTGATCCCTGCTGGGATGTAGCGGTCGTATTAAAGCTAGTTACCCCGCGCCGAGTCTCCAGATTGCCCTTTGGGGAAAGGGTCATGTTGACCAACCTTTGTACTTGGTTCTGGGCTAACTGGTCAGATTGGAGTCCGCTGGCTTGTCCGCCGGTAAAGGAGCGGATACCATCAAACGCCAACACATCGTCGGTGGCATCTATGAAATACGCCATAGCGGTTAGATAATCTCTTCGATGCCTAAATCGCCCAAGCCAACTGGGGTAATCTGTTTCATCCCGCCTACTTGGGACAACTCGTAATTGGCCATCGCCGCCAGGTCGGCGTTAGCTGCCTGCGTGACAACTTGCGCCTTGCCGTACTGCCGCTCCCGCTCCAAGGCATCAGCGTGGGTCAAGGCTAAGACAACGTGGCTGACGTGGGGTAAGCGTAGTTCGTCGGCAATGGCGTTGGCAGAGGGAGGAAAATCTACGACTAGGTTAGTGCGGGTTAGGCACTGGAGCTTTTGCACTACTAAGAGCGTGTTGGTGCTGGTGGTGTCTAGTTTGGGGTAGAGGTCTAGCTCGGCAGTTCCGCCGGTGTTACGCCCCTTGAAATAATAGAAAGCAGGCGTGCCAGTTGTGTCCTCGTCCAGCAAATTAGCGTCTTGGCTAACTATGGTAGCCAGATCCATCGCTTGAATTTCAGCATCGTTGTAAGCTACCGAAAGAGGGTTCTCCACGTTGGAGCCAAGGGAGACAGTCCTGCTGGCCGTGCCGACTGAGTAGGTGGAGGTGGTAACAGTCTCGCGCCAAGCAGCAAAGTTCCATACCCTGCGATAGTTTAGCGAGGCCGACTTTTGCAGGAAGGTAAGCGTATCGGCATCGGTCTTGCCGATCTTCTCGCCAGCGTATTGGGCGATTTCAGTTAGGGTCATTTATCCCTTTCCTTAATTCAAAACGCTCGGCCAAACTGCTTTAATCTCTTCTGGCGTGTTGCCAACAATCTCGGTCTTAGTCACGTCACGCAATGCTTGTTTCTTTGATGCAATTTCAGCCTGCTTCTCTGTATCAGCCAACTCAACAGCCTTCATAAACTCAATGTCAAGAGAAGCAAGAATAGGCTTGCGAGCCTCACGCCACTTGTCTTTCCAAATCGCTTTGGCTTTATCTGGGTTTACAATAATCATTCTTGGTACTCCCATGCGTTGCGAAAGGTGCGGTCGGAAGGGATTTCAGAGACATCTACAATTTTATATGGAACTCCGTTTGGGACATCCTTCTCAGCAAGTTCTTCAATTGTCCTGTCCCAGCTAGGAGCTGGAATCACAACTGAAACACTTTCGTCTGGGTTTTTATAGATGATTCTTTTGCTCATATTAATTACCAAAAACAGCAGCATGGGCGTTTAACGGGTCTTTAAATACGTTTTGGTCAAAACAAGAAAAGAATACATTTCCACCAGTTGTCATATATGCTTCATTAAAATCAACAATGCTTACGGTTGGATCTCTATCACTTGCATTACAAACGACGCAATCATTCTGGGAGGCAACAACTGTTAAATTAATAGTAAAAAGCCCAACCCCGCCATCTGTAATCGAGGACACATTAAAACTATTAGCGATAGCGGGAGTCCCAGTTCCGTTAAACATAACCCAAGCTTTTGCAGTTCGCTTAGCTACGTTGTCTGCTTCGGTTGCGCTAGTGGATAATTTTGCAAATGTAATTGATCCATCCGCAGGAGTTGAAGAGAAGGTTCCAGTTGTTGCTGATGTAATTCTTCCCTTTGCATCAACAGTTAAAAATGGGATTGCTGTTACACTTCCATAAGTTCCAGCCGTTGCTCCGCTTGTTCCAAGTGTTCCAGTTCCGTTGCTGATTGTGAAATCACCAGCAAGGGTGGTGGAAAGATTGGTGATTGTGCCAGTTGTGCTATTAAGAGTAGCAATCGTTCCAGTGGTGCTGTTGAGTGTAGCAATAGTTCCAGTTGTGCTGTTAAGCGTAGCAATCGTTCCAGTAGTGCTGGCCAAGTTGGTGACTGTTCCGCTGGTAATCGTAGCCGCTGTCGATGTAGTCGTGCCAAATGTGGCTGTAGATGAGGTTAACGTAGGTATCACCCCAGTCGTAATCGTGCCAGTCGTGATTGTGGCGTTGGCGGAAACCAACCTAGTTCCCGTAGCAGTTCCGTAGGTTAACGCTGCGCTGATGTTAGCGTTGGTATAAGTACCAGCAGTCAGTGCATCCTCAAACAAGTCATACACCGTGACCGCATTGGGTGCGGCGTTGGGGTTAGTTCCATCAGCAATCAATAACTCATAGTTTGTGCCAACGCTGGTGATTGGTTGTTGGCCGGTAATGAGATCCTGGTAAATCGTGGCTGAATCAATTAGGTTGTGCAAATCATTGGCAGTAACCGTGCCGTTGGTTGCGAAGGTAAAGTTGCGATCTATCATTGCCATAAAATTAAGCCGTAAACCTTAGTGCGGTTGCGAAGATTGTTCCTGCTGGAATTGTGCCGGTTGTTTGGGTGGAATTGAAAATTGTAAAACGCAATACACCCGCTGATTCAATCCTAAAGTCTTGCAATAATCCAGCAGGCGTTGCTCCAGTTGTAGATCCAATTGAATTTATACTGCCAATGACCATATCGCCAAGAACAACTCCAGATGCCGCAAGCGTGCCAGTGCTTACATTCGATCCTGTTGTTGCGTGGTCAATATCCAATACTGTTGCGCCAGCATAAGCTGCGGTTGCAAATGTTACCGCCGTAAGGCTTGGACCAGATGCACCAACTTTCAGAGTACCAACTGTCGCAAGACCAGTGCTGGTAAAGGTGGTCGAGGCAATTGTGCCTAGCGTGTTTGTACCAGTAGAAGAGGTAAAGCCAGTGGTAAAGATAGTTGCGCCAGAAACTGTCCCAATCGTAGCCGTCCCAATCGACGCTGTGCCAATTGACGCTGTGCCAATTGACGCTGTTCCCAAAGTGTTCGTGCCAGTAGAAGAGGTAAAGCCAGTTGTGAAGGTAGTCGCACCAATAACCGCTGCGCCAATTGTGGCTGTACCAGTAGAGGCGGTGAAGCTAGTGCCAAAGGTGACTGCACCCGTCAGCAGGCTGGTTCCCACCACTTCAAAAGTGCCGGTGCTGGCCACGCCAGAGGTGGACACAGACAGAGCCGAGGAGGTGTTATCCCCATCGGTAACGACTTGTAGCGTGCCATCCAGCCCGCCAGTCCCAAAGGTCTTGAGAAGCTGTGGATAGCTAGTGCTAATATTCTGTGTACCAAGTGTAGGCATTTAGTGTTCCCCTAGTTAGAAAAGCGGCTTTTTAGGACATCATAGGCCATTGAGCAAGCCAGCCCAACGACTCCAGCTACAGCCAGAACCTTCGTCCGCAAGTGTTCCAGCGCACTCAATCTATTAGCAACATCCCCGTGGAAAGCAAGTGACCTTTCGACCATAGCGTAAAGCTGAACCTGACGCTCTTCCATCCTAGCGAGCCTAACTTCCATATTCCAGACTTGGTCTTCGCTCATTTGGTTTGCCCAAGGTCAGATGCTGCACCCATGTCCGAATAAACTGGTAAAGCATTGTTATCCTGCTTGCGAGGTGAGCAGGAGGCAAAGGCAAGGCAGAGGATGACTAGCGGAATGTTCATCAAGCGGCGGTGATGGTGAGGCTAGGCGACCAGCCAGTTGTGGGGATTATTCCGCTGGTAACTTCTAGTACGCTTGAAATATCGGAGTTTTGTTGAAGGATATTGCCATCACAGTCATAAATTCCTTCGTATCTGTAAATCCAATAACCACTCTCTTTAATTAACTTTATTGCAGCTATGCCCACATCCACATATCCAGAGATGGCCTCACAGAAAGCTGCTCCATAAGTAAAGTTGACGCTAGCAGAATATAGTGTACTATTGACTTTCGATAAAGCTATTGTTCCATTGTATCCAAAAGTATCAACAACATTGATCGTGTTTGTGGTAGCAACAGGAATCCCGCTGGGTGCGGCTCCACCAACCTTGCGGATGTTTTGCACTCCTAGTCCTAGGGATAGTCTTGGCATAAAATCACAATGCAATCACCCGCCAAGGGATTGAACCTTTGGCGGGTTGACTGCTAATTCCATTAGGCCGATTTGTAGGCAATCACTCGGCCAGTTCCAGCCGTAAAGCTGTTAAACTCGCCGTAGATGATGTTGCCGGAACCAATTGATATACCTGTCAGCGTACCATCGAAATTTCCGCTGATAGTAGTAAACGTGGTGTCGGCAAGCATCTGTATCGCCCAATAACCAGAAGCCGCAGTGCCAGTCGTGCCAACGGTAAACCCGTTGCCACCTTGGAATTTATCTAAAGCGCGGGACATGATTACGCTGTGTAGAACGGAATCTTTACCGCTGTTCCGTTTACTTTGAGCAACAATGCGCCAGTGCTGGTAGCATTCGTGCTAAATGTTCCGCCAGTAGCCACGCTGGTGATTTCCACAAGCTGTGTCTCGGCTTTGCTATTCACCTTAAACGGCCTGCTCTTGGCAAGTTGTCCGCTACGAACATTTCTATCTGACATATTAGTCTCCTTTGCGACCCCAGACACGTTTCACTTGATCCGCGCTAAAGTCGCTTTTGAACCTACTCCCAAGTTTTTGTTCTTGTTTGTAGTACCCCTTCATAATTGTTGATGTATTCGACAGCGTTGGATCGGTCGGGGATTCTCCCGTTCCAAATACTGTCAACCGTTGTGGCACAGTCGACCTTCTCAGATAGCTAGGGACCGAATCCCTCTTAGCAACCGTTTTCTCCAGTTCAACGACTGATCCGTTACGGGTGTCGGTGTACTGGTAGATCGGCATTAGCTGTAGCTTTCCTCGTCAGCTTCCTCTGCCAACTTACGCATTTTATCCTCTTCGGACATCTCTGACTCTTCATCTACTTCAGCCATCGGCTCTGCTTCCGCCATCGCATCATTGATGCGGACAAAGACAGTATCGCCGTCAACCTTTTCGACTGTGCCAGTGAGTTCCACCGAGTCACCCGCCTCTGGAGGAGTCATCTCGCCTTCACCACCATCCATCTCAAGCATGGACATAGGCAAGCGAACAAGACCTTCCTTGGGCATAGATTTCTCGCTGGAAGAGGCTGGGGAGGTTTTACCCTCCCCAGCTTTCCGAGGACCCATACCGATTACTAGCATGGCTCCCATATAGATAACTTAGGCGAAGTTAGACTTCGACCAGACAACGCGATAGAACGCAGGGTTCAATTGCTTCGCAGTATAGAAGGTTTTGAACGATGCGATGGTGCGCTGACCGTAGATGTCCGACTTGTCAGGAGCATCGAGGATTGTGACCTTAGGCGCGTAAGGCGAGCCAGTGGCCGCAACCGCTGTCATGTGAGGCACGCCGAAGGCTTGCCCACCGAGTACGATGCTTGCAAAGTTAGAGCCGGTTGCCTCGGTGTTTACACCGAAAGCGGCAGTACCAGCCGTTAAGTTGTTGGTAGTTTCGATTACGCTCACGCCGAACAGACGACCGACTTCACCTTTGTAGATGGCTTCGGGAGTGCTGTAGGAGGAAACGCGCAGGAAGTCATCGTCGTTCATCAAGTCACGGGTGACCTGAGGAGGAGCAACGAGGACGTAACCATCTTTGATCTTGGGAGCGCGGTTGACCTTGAGGGCAGTCGCGGCATCCAAAAGATCCAAAGCAGTCATCGCGGCGTTAGCCGTGGATGCCGCTTGGAAGTTGGTTCCGTTGGTTCCGTTCTGTGCGTAGCGCACGTAGGACGACGTGGAGACAGTCGTACCAGCAGTCGTGGAGGCAGTCGTGTTCAACACCAACGCGCGGTGCGAGAGGGTGTCGGCATGGAGAGCTGCATCTTCACCGAGTTGCTTAGTCGCCTGGGCCAAGTGATTGAATAGCTCGGTGGCCAGCAATACGTCGGTGAGGACGATGCTAGATCCGAACTGTTCCAACGTGGCTTCGACTGTGGAGAGGGTGAGCTGACGCTCGCCCGTACCAGCAGTAGGACTCGTGCCTTCCGACAGCGAGATGATTGAAGCAATGCTGGGGTTGTCAAAACGAAAAAAGCGGACCGTGCGATTCCCGCCAGTTTTCGTCGGATACGGAACCTTTTGGGCAAACTGCTCCATCTGGAGCAAGGGGATTTGCCTCTCTAAGAGTGACTTTGAGAAGAAGGCCTGAAACTGTGAAGAGACAGAGCCTGTAGTAACATTAGCCATTTTATTTTTCCTGTACCACTAACCTGTCAAACTCCCATCCTGTCTGCTTCCGCTGCCATTCGTAACAACTCCTTTTCCTGTTCATTGCTGGACAGTTCGTGAAACTGTTTCTGTCGGGCGGGTGCAGAAGGCTGACCGCTTGCCGGTGTCGTGGCCTTTCTAAGTTGAGCCAATTCTGACTCATACTTTGCAACCTTCTTTTCCAAATCGGAGGCGGACTCCGCTTTAAGCCTAATCTTGGCGATGCCCACCGCATCCTTAATCCCCGCTGGGTAATTACGCAGGATGGCGTGGTTCTGTAGCATCTCCGATACCGCCTTGTAAAGTTTGGTGGAAGAGTCTTTGAGATCGGGGTTAGCCTCGACCTCTTCGTAAAGGTTCTTGTCCCAGGCGGACTTTAGCTCGCCTTTGACATTCTCCTCTTGCTCTTTCCTGTACTCAACCTCAATCTCGCTGGCTTTGTTTTCAGCGAGTTTTGCAAGATCATCGCGGCCTTCATCACGGTAGCTCTTTGCTGCTTCCCGATAATCTTCCGCGCTAAACTTGCGAGTTGAAGTTTGTTTCTCCTGCGCAGCAGCTTTTCCAACCGAGGCCTGGGCGGCTTCCCGCTCGGCCTGCAACTTGGCTTTCTCTGCTCGCAGTGTTTCCCATTCCTTTTCAAGACGCGACTTTGCTTTCTCATATCGTGTTGGCTTCTTTTCGGAAGCCGACTCCGACTTGGATTCATCAGATTGCGTTGTTAAAGAACTTTTGGTTGATACGGTTTCAGTCTTAGGGACCTCATCCGTCACCACATCATTCGATGTGGATTTAGTTTCGGTGGTTTCGGGAGTCGCGGGTGTCTCCAAGGTATCGCCGCTGGCCGTCTCCTTAGTTTCTGTTACCGCTTCAACTTGTGACAGGGTGGGCGCGAGTTCCGTGCCTTCATCTGCCGCCTTCGCTAAAGCCAATACATCTGCTTCGGATAGGTTAGTCAATTCCGCCATTTTGACCCTTTCTTACACTGCCACCAGGGGAGTCATTCCCAGTAGTAGGTTAATCGACGATCTGTCCTTCGACCCCATCCGTATCGTCGGTCTGGATGGGCGAGTTTGTTTTTCGGGATGCAAACGATTCGAGAACCGCTACACATCCCCTAAAGCCTTTAGCATACCCGCAAGCCAACGCAAGTGCCTCGCTATCCTTCTCAGTGGCAGAAGCGTTATTGCGTAAAGTAAGGTTAAGCAAGATGGCAGATAACTTTAAGCCGGTGGGGGTTGTGAGAAATCCAGTCCACGCCTTCTCGTCCTCGCTGTTCCACACAGGCTCGTTAACCCACGCTTGGTGACGGATAAAGGATAGGATAGCGCGGAGTTTTCTCATACTGGTATTGCCCAGCTATGGTCGACAAACAGAAACGCCTCTTGGCCTGGGAAAACCTTGGAAACAGCATCG